CTCCTTGTTCTGGCCCGCTCGCACGCGGGCGTCGATCAGCCCAACAAGGTGACGCTGCCCTTCGACGTGGCGCAGCACGTCGTTCGTCACCTCTGGGCCATTGATGCGGTTGATTGTGATCTTTTTCAGGTGCGCCAGAACCTGTTCGCCATCGGCCCCGGAGAACACGGCGGCAAACAGGCTGTTCAGCTTGGCTTCGTTTTCTTCAGAACGGACAATGCCGTCAATGCCACGTTTATTGCTCAAGGCAATGCCTGCTTGATCAGTTGCGCGGGATCGGCCCCACCTTGCACGGCGGCTTGACCAAGCTGGGCAATTTGCTCGGCAAGCTGCTTACGTTCTGGTTCGGAGCGCGCGTATTTACCCGGCACGCCCAGCAGGTTGCCAAGATCGCCGGCCAGTTCCTCGGACTTGACGACGATATTGACCATCTGCGGGCCAAAGCGGGTTGCCAGCACTTCAAGCCAGCGATCAATCGCCGTCACTTCTTCATAATTCTGCGAACGCGACAGAGGCGACGTGGCGGTGACGCGGACTTCGCGGCCATTGACGGTCGGCAGCTTGATGCGCCCCTGCTTCTTGAGGATGTGGATAACCCTCTTGATAACTGGCTGGACGAACTCGTATTGCAGCCGCCCAAAGCTCGATCCGACCCGACGTGCCATGTCGGCCATGCGGGCATGGACTTCGGCTGCGCTCATCGGCGTCTTGTCGAGCGGACCCAGCATCTCGTCATAGAGCGCCTTTTTGATATTGGCGCGCATGTCCGACAGGATCAGTTGGCTGACATCGAAGTTTCCGCCCGCCTGCAAAGGCTGAAGCCCGCGTGAATCATGGCCGTGCGGGATTAGCGCGCCAGGGACAAGCTCGATGGCATCGACATTGACGGTGCCGTCGTCCTCGACTTGCCACATGCCGCTGATCGCCATGTCGGCGTTACGCAGGATCAGTTCGACCACAGCGTTACAGGTTTTGACTGCCGCCAGGGCGTTCATGAGCGGGCCGCGCCCGTAAGTCTCGCCAGCGCATTTCGACCAGCGGGCGATGATCCAGGGGTTGGAGCCAGCGCCTTTGAACGCGCCCTTGGTCAGCTCGACCTTATGTTCCTTGCACAGCACGCAGTAGGAATAAACCTCGTCGCCCTTGACGGCCCAATCGCGCCAGACGGCCTCGACAATGGTGTATTCCTTGTTCGGGTCGGCCTTGATCTCACGCGCCATGTTCTTTGGGATCTGCGCGGCGGGCCAGTTGACCTCGATGATCGAGCCTTTCATGGGGCGCGAGCGGAACACTTTGTGCACCGCGTCAAAAGGACCGCTCTCCAAGATAAGCTGGGTTAGCGGGATCGCGGTGAACTTAACCGGGTGATCAATATCGCCTTCTTCGACCAGCAGCCCGCAGGTGCCGATGCCGAGATCGAGGAAGCATTCATGGGCTTCCTGGCTGAAGTTTGACGCATCGATGATATCGAAGATGTAGCTCGTCACTTCTTCAAGCGCGGTGTTTACGTCTTCGGTTTGCCCTGGCGGAACGTCCGATCCAGCCTGGAGCATGGCCCAGCGGGTATAGTTCGGCACCAGACCGGCTTGCATCCGCGAGGCAAATTCCTGCAACGAAACAACGGCGGTCTCGTCGTAGATTTTGTCGGTACGCTTCTGCCCCGGCTGATTACTGCCGTAGAAATTCTCACCCCGCATCGGCAAGGCGTAATCGTAGCAATCCTGCCAGATCGTCTTCCAGGGATCGCGGACTTGCTCGGCCTTGTCGTAATCGGCCAGCAGCCGGTCGATATAAGCGCCGGTCGGCAGGGATTTGTCGCTCATCCCAGCGTGCTTCCGCCGCCAAGGGTGAATCCGGTTTCGCTGCCCGACAGAAGCGAGCCACGACCGACGCGGTTACGCTTGCGGGAAGCTTCTTCTTCAGCCGCCTTGTCTTCGGCAGTCTGCTTGTCTTTTGCGGCCTGCGCTTCCTGTTCGGCGCGCATCCGCGCCAGTTCAGGATCGGGACCGGGAGGCTTTGGCGATGAAAAAATACCACCCATGATGATCAGCCCAACGTGGTTTGAGTGGGAGAACTCGACAAAAGCGACGTACCCAACGAAGCGCGGCGTTTCCTCTCGGCTTCGCTTTCAGCTTCGGTCATCAGACCGGCCTTGTAGCCTTGCGCGTCCCGGTTCACGTCATCGCGCATCGCGCCCTGCTTCTTGTCGTAGGCGACATCGCGCTTGTCGGTGCCCAGGTCAAAATGCAGCGGGTCGATAAAATTGTAGCCACTCGCCCCTTTGCCGCCCTTACTGACCTTCAGCGGGTCCGCAAAGTTCATCAGTCCTGCTGCCGGCGACACTCCGGTCATTGCGTGCCTCGAAAACGTGATTAGCGCCATTCCGCACTAAAAGCCTGTACAACCCATATGGGGTCAATGCACTTTCCTTGACCGCCAGGAGGTGAGCAATCGCGGTCACGCAGGTCAGCAGCAGCCTTGGCTTACCAATGACGTGCCCTTGGGTCTTGGCGTGGATGATAACCGCATCGCGCGCAATCAACGCCCCGATGAAGCGGTCGATCTGCTCGCCGGTATGGGCGCGCAGGTAAACACCGTCGAACAGCGGGTCCATGATGAGCCAGCGTTGCGCTGCATTATCGAACCCGAAAGCAAGGCAGTGCCGGAAGCCTTTCTTCAGGAATCGATGCCACCAGATATGCTCACCTTCATCGATAAAAACGACGAACCACTCTTTTAGCGGTTCCGCGTGCCGTTCTTCTTGCGGTCCCAAAAGTTCCACTCCCGTTTTGCAATGGTGGGCTTGGCCCGATTTGGCCCAACCGTGATCTCCCTGCCCTCGCCCGCACCCAACACTGCGTATTGCAGTGCGTCATGAACGTGGCTGAAGCGGTTTTTGGAGGGCCGTTCGTCGAATCGCTCGCCTGAGACGTTGAGCCGCTTGTAGCAATAGCCGCCAACGAAGCCTTTGGTCAGGACCGGGCAGCTTTCCTTGCTCACCAAGAGGCCCGGTTCGCCGTTGACCATGCGCGAGAGGATCGAATTGACCGCTTCAATACGAATTACAGGGTCATTTGACGGCGCGGGGCGGGCAACGATGCCAGCAACGCCGCGCAGGATCTGAAACGGCGTCGATTCGTCACTTTGGGCACGAAAATCGCCGGCAGGATCGCCATAAATCTCGAATTTGAAGTCGGGAAAGCGTGACGCCATCTCGCGGCGCAGCAAAGGCCCAAAAGTTATGGCCCCCATGTCCTGACAGACGAGTTCATACAAAATGAGCCATCGTCCTGTCGGCAATCGCTGGCAGAAAATAGCAGCAGGAGTAAGACCAAAATCCAGGCCAATAATGATCGGCACGCCAGGGACAGGCTCGATGGATTCGCGCGCGATATGGGTCTTTTCGTTAAACCCGCCATAGACCGGCTTGCCATCATCGATGCTTCCAAGCTTGTTCATGACATAAACGTCGATCCAGCTTTTGGTTTTGCCCTGGATCAGATTCGGGTAGTAGCTCGGCAGGATGTTTTTGCCGTTTTCGCGGTCTTCGCTCAGTTCGTAGCCGGTCACGACGCCCTCCGTGTCGCGAGCTTCGATCATGGCGGCTGGCTGCGTAAAAAAAGCCCAGTTATCGGGCTTAACGAGCATCAGGATTTCTTCGGGGATCATGAACTCAGGCGGCGGAACGTCACCGGCCATGATCGGCCACCAATGATCTTCTTCCGGGGCGTTCGTATCCATGATGACGCCCGACCAAGTAGGCCCGCCATCCTTCATGGACGGAAACCGGCCTACGCGCATCGTGCAGGCATCAACAATGCTCTTGGAAAGCTCTCGCGCCTCGTTAATCCAGACGCCGGTCAGTTCCAACGAGAGCAGCTTTTTGACATCTTCCGGCCTGTCGAGCGCCAGGAAGATGACCTCCATGTCGAGATCGCCCTTAATGATGTGGTGGGTAAAGGGCGGCGACCAGCGGAAGGCTCCCCAATCGGCTTCTGGGAACCACGACAGCCATGTCGCAATCGTCGTCGTCCGCAGCATCGGGTTTGTGTTTCGGATGACGGCCCATTTCGACCGCCTTACCCCGTCAGGCCCCTTTTCCTGCTGCAAGGAGCGCCGGAACATCTCGATACAGCAGGCAACGGACTTCCCCGATCCAACCGGGCCACGAAGCCCGCGCACGAAGTGCTCATCCTTCATGAAGTCGCGGAGGACTTGGCCGTCAGGCTTATATGAAAGCTCAGCCAAGCCACACCACGACGCCGCCGAGGAGGACTAACTCAGCCATCCTCTTAGCCGCGTACCTTCCAGGGGTTAAAAAAAATTTGCTCGGCAATAGGAGCGTCATTCGACTAACCCACGATCAACGTACTGCCGAACGATCTTCGCCGCGACTTCCGGCCCGACACTCTCAATGACCCGATCAGCCTCGTAATCCGTAACGAACTCGGTCGGGTACTCCTTGAAATGAACAACCCGGACAATCGACCGCAGCCGCATCAAATCCCGCTCACTCAACTCCGCCAGAAAGCTCATGACACACCTCTCACCAAAAACCACAGGTTAGCCGCTATCAATCCACCTACACCCCAGAGGAATAACGCTAGAAGGATACGGGCTGCGTTAGTGCAACGGGCCTTTTTGGGGTCTATCAAGGGGGGAGGACTTTTTGTGTACGGAGGCGTTCCCTTTTTCGAAGGGGGTGTCCGTTTTGGCTGCTCTGTCGGCTGACTGATACAGTTGTACTCAACCGCATCACGCCCGCCTTGCTGCTCAACCAAGGTCAATCGACACCTTGATATCACCCTGTACTTGGTGCTGGTGTCTCTCGGGCGGCTTGAAGCCAGCGCGGTCTAGGATGTCCTTACTCGCCTCTAGCTGCACGTACTCAGACTTGGCGCTTTGACTCAGCTTCAGCATCCTAGCAGCAGCCCACATCGAGCCTTTTCCTAGCGTTGCGGCTGTGGCTTGCATCATATACGCCTGAACATGCGGTTGGTTCAGCGCCACGCTTGCGGCTGATCGGTCAGCGTATCCAGCCACCTTAGCCGCATCCGTGATAGTGCTGCCCGTTTCTATGATGGTGTCAACCAGCGCCCTCTGTCGGTGTGTCAACGGGCGGGTTGCGGGGGCTTGGAGTGCTCGTTTAGCGCGGCTCATGTCTTGCACTCTGTGGGGTCTGGGTAACTGTGGTTATCCCCCCCTGAACTCCCCCCCGTCACTGCACATTACGTAGGAAAATGGGCCTCACAATGCACATTTGCGGAGCGTTGATATCGCTTCCCTATTTCGGGCATTAGGTCAGGCTCATTGTCTTTCATTTCGGGCTTGGGTGTCGCAAGCGACATCGACCAGAGTCCTGCTAAGCCTCGCTAAAGGGGCGAGGCAAGCAGGATTGAGCCTCGCAAGGGCGAGTCTCAACACGGTCGTGCTAGAGGTCGCAGGCCCTCTCCGGGGAATGCCCAGCACCACGACGAGGAGCCAATAAAATGTCTTGGGAACGATAGACTTTGAATAAGC